AAATACTCCTTTGTGAGAATCAGGTATGCGTCATCAACAATGTTCAAGTCCATTTCCACTTCACGAAGGACTTCAAGGAATGATTGTGTCATTCGGTTATCCTCGTGGAGAAGGGCGTTTGCATATTCCAACTGTCCCTTATCCGCATCACGAACCTCGCCTCCGCACATACGGCACGAGTCCACTGCCTTGTTGTATTCTTCATCGCACTCTCGGCACTTCTTCACAAATTTTGGTTTCCATGTCCAACCTTTGCGGAATGTTTCAGTCGCCAAGTGATTGAGAATTGAACGCAACACCAAACACTCGTATGAGGCAGCGTATAGTGCGGGGATGGTAATACCCTGCAACAATGGAGGCTCTTGGACACCTGTGGTGAACAATGGCATCTGTGGCGTGGGTGTTTCATGGCGTTCCATGTCCATGCCAAGAGCCGAAAACAAACGGTCAATGCGTTTCTTTTCACTCATGGGCAATCACCTCAAACGCTCGCTTCAATTTGTCCTCCGACATTCCCCACGCCTTGAGCAATTCAACCTGCTCTTTCTTTGAAGCGTAGGTGTAGGTCAAAAGACGCATAGCCGTTTCATCGCCTTCATAGGATTTGAGCAAAACCGCAGCATTCCTTTTGTTTTCATTCAAATGTGGATAGGCTTTACGGATTGCCTTTTGCACTGAAAGGTCGCCTTCAATGACGAATTGGCGATCTTCCCACATAATGTTGCCCACGCCAAGACTCTCCTTTAACACAACGGTAAATTCATCACCTCTTTTGCTCGTGAACGGCAAAAACAAACGAGGCGAACCTGATGGCGTAATTTCCAAGTGTCCACCAACATCCCAAAGGTTAGCGATGAAATTGTCAGCATTTTTGAGCATGATTTTGGGGGATTGTTTGCCGTAAAGCAGTGCCTTTGAGTCATTATTCCTCGCTTTGCCAACCACTTCAATGTCAAATAAAAAGCCGTGTGATTTGATGAGCATGGCAATTTCAGCCGAAGTCGCTGTGCTATGTGATGCGAGCATTTGTGAAGTCATCCCACCATAATCGTCTATGTTTTGTGATGCTTTGCTCAATATGTCATATTCTCGTCGGCTCAAACGACTTTCAGCGTTGAGTCGGTTAGACCATTTTTTCCATATTGCTTCTCGTGTTTCTTCGTCAGCGTTTCGTGACGAAACAACCGCTTTACGAAACAGGAATTCCAAGCGTTCACCATGCGTAGCGAGCATATTAAAATCGTTATCACGGACATCAATGTGTCCCCAATCGCTGTCACGCCACCATGAAAATTCTTTGAGCAAAGCATCCTGTTCCTGCTTTAACAAATTGATTAGGCGAGGGATAATGGCTTCTTCACCATTTTCCTGCATGATTTTAATTATTTGATCGCCACTCGCGCCAAAATTGTCCATGAAATAACTGCGTGTTATTCCCACCATTGGCGTTGCCGTTGTTCCCGGTTGGTCGGTTGGCATCCCTTCATTTTCGTTGCCCGAAAATCCTTGAATCTGTGAACCCGCTGTTGCTTGAGGTGGCATTTCCTGCTGTTGCTCTTGTTGAGTGCTTTTGGCTTCCTCTTGTTTTGCTTCTTCCAATTCTTTGGTTTTTTCAGCAACCTTCTCCGAAGCCATTTGCTGATTGTTTGGCAACAATTTGAGGATGGCACTATCCATCGTATTCAGCATGGGATTCCATTCAATTTTCATGCGTCAGCCCACCCTATTCTCTTTGTCCAAGCCTCGCTGTCAAGAATCACGATGCTGTCTTTATACTCTTTCGTAGCCTGAACCGCAAGGGCGAGGGCAATAACTGTATCGTCGTGTTTTCCAAGCGACTCCATTTTACCATTCGGCAACATGGTGAACATGGACAATTCGTTTATCAAAATGTCCATCAATCTTCGTGTAGCCCCATCCTCTTTGTAGGGCAAAATCAAATGCCGTTGTTCAAAGTGCAATTGAAGAGTGTGAATGACCGCTTCTTTTTTCATACGGCTCATGGTGAATGGTTTGATGGGCAAATCGCTGATTTCTTTCAACACTTGATGAAATGCCTGTGCGAAATTGTTGGTTTCCAATTCCACAATGACGGGATTGTAGCGAGTGTTCAATTCTATGATTTTGTCAATTTGGTCGTTGAATGACATTCCTTTTTCACGGTGCATCCAAACCACACGCTTGTGTCGGTTTTCATCCACCGCAATCACGACCATGCAGGTGTAGTCGGCTGAACGATCAGGGCTGATTGCAGGATCCCAACCAATGTAATAATTCACATCCTCTCGGTTGGGGTCGGCATACGGGTCAAATTCAAACGCATATTCCAAGTCCTTACATGGCTCAACCATATCTTCGGGAAATAGACTCGCATCGCTCGCAATTGGGCGACACAGGTATTCACGGGTAAATGCAATTGAAGTCATTTCGCTTCTTCGCCCTTGTAGTGCCTCAAGACTCCAACGCTCAGGCCACAGCGGTTCACCCGTCTGCTCACTAATGGCGGGGTATTCACGGACTTGATACCCACTCAAACCCTTCAATTCTTGGTAAAGGTCGGTGTAGGAGAACGGAGTGCCGACAATGCACAATTGTGCTGAGTGGTGAAGCACAGGCAACAAAGCGGTGTAAAACCACGAAGCGATGTGTGCTAATTGTGTTGATGCTTCACTTGACAGAATATCGTCAAGCACCACGATGTCAGGGTGCGCGCCACGCACAGCCTTACCGACTGACATAGCCGATATGGATGATTTGTTTGTCATTTTGAATTTCTGTTTCGCCCATCCTCGTGCGGGTTTCAAGTGCGAAAGCACAGGATTTGACTCAATCAATTCATTCATTTTCCCCATGTGTTCAATTGACTGATGCTGACTGTGTGAAAAGAATAGCACTTCTGTGCCGGGATTGTAGGCCATTTTCCATAGCAAATAGACTCGGTAAAACACCGATTTGCCGTGATCACGAGAAGCGATTACACAGGTTTTGTTGTGTTCCTCCGACATGGCAAACCATTCTTCGTGAAAGTCGGCTAATTGATAGCCTTCTTCTTTGCCACAAATGTCCTCAAAAAAGAATTTGAAATCCCTTCGGCCCATTTCCCAATCCACTTTATTGGCGAGGTCAAGGACACCTGCTGACACGAGGCATCACCTAAACCCAACCATTCGGCAAAAGTGAATAATTGACATCCGCATTGTTGTCTTTCAACAGACTGTTCCGCATACCGCTTGGCAAAAGGGATAGGTTGGTATCATGGGTCATTTTTTCGGTTGGGCCAAAAAATTCTTCCATGTCATCCAAGAATTGAGGATGCACTCTTTCAATTTCATCACCGTAATTTTTGAGGTGGCTAAGGGCTTTTTTGTTGCCCTCTCGCGCTGATGTCATCAATTCCCCAACCTCTTCGGATGACATATTGCGGATTGCTTTCATCGGCGTGGATTCTTCCTTCGCACCACCCTTTTCGCCACCCACTTTTGTGGTCGCTTCTGTGTTTCCACGAGTCCTTTTCCTTCGCTCGCTGCGTGCTGTGGCTTCGGTTTCAGTGGCTTTGTTGTCCTCAACAGGTGCGGATTCTTCGCTGCCTCCAAACAGTGTCGTTTGTTTTGCCGTTGGCAATTTAGTGGCTTCTTCCTCAACCTGTGGTTCAAGTTGCTTTACACGCTCAGTCTGTTCCTCAACCTGTGGTGGTTCAGGCTCTTTTTTCTTTGGCGTTCTCTTTCGCTTAGGGCGTTTGAAATTATCAATTATGTTTGTATTTGGGCGTTCCAATTTTCGCCCCGCTTTTGCTTGAGAAGTCCTTTGTGTTCCATCGCCTTCGGTCAATTGCGGCGGTGGAGAACGACCTTCCCCTAATTGCGGGGGATTCCGAATCGGCCCTGATCCTAACTGTCTTACCGAACCATCCTGCATTGGTATTTCATCCAAAGGTTCAATTTTTTCTTCTCCCCTCGTTGAAAGTGCGGTGTTGCTTGGTTTTGGTATAGGCACAGGCAAATGATTTTGGTTAATTGGGCGTTTGTATTCCCGCGTGGTTGTTTTTTCTCGTGTCGGTTCAACCGCTTCACGCTTTTGATTTGGTTTCAATTCACCACCGACCAATTTTTGAGTGGCATCATCAAGACTCATTGGTTCTTCTTTAGGAAA